AAGTCTTCCAGATGCTGGTGTTAAAACAAGATTACTTCCTGCTGTTGTACTAACAGTGTTATCAGTAACAGTAATTTTATCATTAATGTTTAAAGTTCCTAGTGTCTTAAGTTCTCCACTAGTTTGAACATTACCACTAGAACTTGTAATATTGAATAAAGTTCCTACTTTAAAATTACTAGCATTTACAGTAGCATCATATCCAGTTACACCTAATGTAAAATTAGCAGAAGAATTAATAGTTGTAAAAGCACCAGTTGTACCCAAAATATTTGGAGCAGTTAAAGTTCCAGAAACTCCTAAAGTATCAATCGCTCCAGTAGTAACATCAACTTCTTCAGTTGTAATTTTTTTGTTAGCAATATCAATCGCTGCAGCAGTAGAAGAATCTACACCAGTTAATGTAAGTGAAAATCCAGATCCAAAAACTTTTGGGTTATTTGTATTGACAGTTAAGAACGCCTCATTCTGATCTATGCCACCCATATCTGGATGCACTCCACAATAATAATAGAGGGGACTGGGAGTTGTATCTGTAACTAAAATTTCACTATAAGCACTGTCGTAAGTAACATTAGTTGAATAAGCAAATCCATTAAAATCTAATGTTGCAGGACCAGAACTTGAAGGAACTTTAGTTAAGGTAAGTTGCGTTGCACTGTCTACAGATTCTACAAATGTTTCAGTATCAGTCTGTCCTGCACCTCCTCCACCACCAGATGAACCAACTGACATTCCTGCCACAATGCCTGTTGTATCAGCAACTATAACAGTACGAGTGGATGTGCTAAGATCAACTGTTGTTGCAACTCCAGTAATAGTGCTTGGTGGATGAATACCATCTCTAAATTGTGAAAATCTAAATGGGTGTGATGATGAATTATAATTAAATCTATATCTGTTTCCAGAATATATTGTAAATCTTGGGAGATATTGAGGACCAGAACCAGAACCATCATCCAGATAATATACATTTCTATTACTAAGAGTATCAATAGCATATGTCGTTGCTGGAGTTCCTACTTTTGCAACTGCATCAGTATCTACAATACCACCATTTGCTTCTACTACAAGTGTAGTAATATATCCACCAGTTTGAATAACCTCCTCAACTTGTGCACTAGCACCATCAGTACTAACAGCATCTACAGTAATTACTACGTTATCTGCAGGAGTTGAACCACCAACATTTGCACCAAGAATTGTAATTGTTTCACTTGCTACAAATCCAGTTCCAGAAGAAGTTACTGTTGCTCCACTAATATCACCAGAAAATCCTCGTGTAATTTCAAATACAGCACCAGAACCACTTTGTGATGTTGCTCCAGTCAAACCAGTATAAGTTTGGTTTGCTTGTCCTGCTATTGTTGTAGATGTAGTAACACTGTTAGTTTCTATTCCTCCACCTGGAACATAAACGCTATCTCCCACTGATACAAAGTTAGTTGGAACTTGCACTGTGAAATTAAGAGTGTCTACATTGACAACACTTACAGTATAAGTAACTGGTTGAGTTAGATCAAATTCAGATACAGTAAGAACATCACCAGTAGCATAACCACTACCACCATCACTAACACTTACAACATCAACAGCACCAACTTGACTCACAGTAAAAGCAAATGGAGTTGTACCAACTCCCCATGGTGGTGTAAAGTTTAAAGTAGCAGATCCAGCAGTGTCTATTGTTGCAGATAAACTAATTGTTGTTCCATTTATTGCGAATACAGTTGGATCGCTACCACCACCAGCACCACCACTTCCTGCAAGAACACCAGATCCACCAGTTTGTGTTACAACAAATCCTGATTGAATATTATCTGCCTGTGCTTGAGTTACTGTAATATCAGAACTACCATCAACTAATGTTGTACTTACACCATTCTCTGCTCCTGCTAATCCTAAAACATTTCCAACTTGATATCCAGTTCCTCTATCACTAAATTGAAATGTTTCAGAATCAACTACACCTGGTGTGCTAGTAATAGTAAATTGAAATCCAGAACCACTTCCACCTAAATCTGCTTGAGTTGCAGAAAGAACATCTCCATTTCTATATCCGTTACCTTCAGAAGCTATTTGAACACTTTGAACCTCTCCTCCATTCACACTACAATTAAATGTAGCACCAGATCCATTTCCTCCTGTAAAGGAAATACCATTATATAATGCATCTGCATAACCAGAACCAGGTTGAGTTACAGTTCCTTCAATACCATTAACTTGGAAGTTTGCAGTAGCACCAGATCCATTTCCTCCTGTAAGAATAACAGCAGAAAAAGAACCAGGTGTATAATCTACACCAGCATTTGTGATAGATCCTAGAAATGATTCAACAACAATACTTAAAGTACCATTAATACCAGCACCACCAATTACAGGAATTGCAGTATAATTACCAGGATCATAATTTTGACCATTATTGGTAACGTTTAGAAACGATGTTCCTAAACTATTCTTGATAAAATTTACATCATTAAAAAATCTATTATCTGAACTATTAAATTCAGCAATTAGTTTAGTATTTGAAACTACACCAATTGTTTTTGAACTACTTCTAATAAAACCTGTATCAATGTCGTTAGTAAAAGCCAATGACGGAACTGCTTTTGTACCATCTCCTAATCTTAAAATACCAGTTGATAGATCACTACCACCCGCAGAAATAGTAAAAATCTGATTACTAATATCATTAATTTTTTCCCTTTGCTTCTCAAAGGTGTCCGTTTTAGCTACTTGAATTGCTGGCATTTTTTATTAACTCTCTAAGTAACGATTTAATCTCAGAAACTTCATTCTTCAATGTATTTATGTCATCCAATGCGGAACTTAGATGTTTTGCTTTACGTCTAGCTTCCACTGCAGAATCATCCAAACTGATTATGGCACCAGTGTTTTGGTCTCTTACAAGACCATCATGTCCAGAAACTTTTATAAATTCCATGTGCGGAAACTAGAACGCAGCAACTGCTCTTATGTCTTGTACCTTAGGAACATATGATGGATCAGTCCCAGTCATCACAATTTTAATAGCAAAAGATGAATATTCTGGAAGATCAGAAACACTATATTTTAAATCTTGATAAGAAGATTGTTTCTCTACAATACCTGATATTGTATTCTCACTTGTTGCAATATCAAACACATCTGGTTCACCTGATGTATTGAAATAGATCCAATCAATATCTTCAAAGTTTTCTTGACTAGATGCTTTCTTATACTTGTAGAATACTTTAAGGTTTTCAATATCTCTAACATTTGCTAGTAGATGTACATCAATAGCAGTTGCTGGATTTGCAATCGTAACTTCTTTAGTTACATACTTAGCAATTGAAGAACCATTCTTAGATGTGTCCTCAGCAACAAAGTCTGAACCATTTGTATAAGATATTTTTCCAACCTCAAGATACGCATTCTCTTCATCGGGTTGATTAGGATACTTGACAAAATCTCCTACACGGAATATATCAGCAAGTTGATTTGCAGTAACTGCATTTCTATTATAAAGAGCATTGTCTATAATTCTGTCTGTAAAACTATCATTGATTGGGTTTGTATCAACTCTCAATGTTAGTTCTTGAGTTTGAGTATTCCAGATAGTTGTTTTACCAGTAATTATATTATCATATGTTTCATTTAATACGTTTGGATTACGTGCAACAATAGTAGATGCATCAGCGATAGTAGCAAATACTTGTGATGGATTTGAGTCAACTGTAACAGCAGAAAGACCTAATTGATTTCCTAATGTTACTGTCTCTCCTTTTTGGAAGAATTGACTTGTCTTAACTCTAACGTAAACAACTTGACCATTTACTCTAGCAATAGTACCAGTTGTTTTTGTTGTAACTCCTTTGATTGTTTGATCTGCTTGTAATTGGGTTGCACCATTTCCAGCAAGATTGAATTGATATACTGGATAGAACTCAACAACCTGATCTCTTCTACCAAATCTATCTTCTTGACCACTTGCATTTTCAATTCTATTAGTTACTGTTTTTACAGTAGCATTTGATAAGTCTATTGCTGGACTCAAATGAGACACAGTAGACGATAATGACATTTTATAAACTAATGATTGAGAAACACTGTTTAGAGTTTCATTAATACTAGATGCAACAAATTTCTGATTAGTAAAATAATGTGGTTCATTTAAAAATGTCTTTTCATAATCTGATTGTGAATAAGAATTATAATTTGTTGATGCTGAATCAACAGGAACTACATTAGTTGTTTTAACTTCTGTATTTAAAGTTGTATTAGTAAATGATAAGTATGAAACTTGTGGATATAGAGTTTCATATTTTCTATTAAATGAAGCATATACAAGATCTCCACCACCAATAGAGTTGCCAGCAGCTTGAGAACTTGATTGAATATTATATGTGTCAACACCAGAGTTAGATACTTGGAATAATGTACTGTTCAATATAGATGCAGTTACACCACCAATTTCATTAGCAGTTCTATAGAACACATATGAATTTCCACCAGTTTCAAATCCATGATCCCTATGACTTACTTTTAGTATAGAGTTATTATTTTTAAATAATTTAGAAGTAGAGTTTGTATTAGCACTTGCATTAGTTTCAAATGGATTACTTTCTAATAATTCATATCCAAGATTATCATTCTTAACTAACAATTCTGCTGGTCTTGATGTATCAAATTCAGCACGATACATTGTAAACTTAAGATCCTCAAATATATCTTCTGTCCAACTCTCAGTGTTTTGTGATCGGTAAACCGAACCTAATGAAGGTTGGGTTGTAATAACCGTACTTGTCGCTATGTCGGTTTCTCCTAATTTGGATGACCATAGTTCATAGTCGATAGAATCTGTCTCTACTACAAGAGCATACTCAGTATCATTCTGTAAGTATACTGGATAATCAAATCCAAAATGTGTAGGAGTAGTTGATTCTGTAACACCTGTCTGATCAGTCGCTACACCCATCCTAACTGCTGGTGTATCTATTTCTATAAAGGTTTGAATTTCACACCCTCCAGACCCATTACCAACGCCTTTCACAACAACTGATGGTGCTTCTGTATATCCAAATCCACTTAATGATATTTCAGCATTATAAATTTTACCACCAGAAACTTCTATGCTTGCTGTAGCAGTAGATCCGCCAGGTAATTGTGGACTCTCAATAGTAAGAATTGCACTATCATAATTTAAACCAGGATTTGTAACTCTAACATCTGATAATTTACCACTATCTTTTGCAATAGAAAGAACAAAGTCTGTACCATCTGTTGCATTTGCGAGAGTTACAGATGGAATAATTAAATCTTCATTTGGTAAGAATGATTTACCATTATGATTATTGAGAACTACAGTATATACTTGCTCATTAGTAAGACTGTATTTACCAGACGCAGTAGCAACTAATTCTACGTTGTTCTTATCAAATACTTTAAGTATAGGACCTGATGCAGTAGAAGATGCACCAGTAACATTTTCATTCTTATAGATTGCCATGTTACCACTAGCAAAACACTTAAGGAAAGTATTTGGTGTTAATGTTTTTTCACTACCAGGTACAATATTCTTTGCTGGTTTTTCAGCATCTACATTAGTGATGTATGTTTTAATTGGTATAGTTGCACTCTTTTTATTAAAGTAGAGATCAACACCAGTTACAAAACAACCACCATCTAAGTTTTCTACTTTAAATGTCTGTGCAAGAGGATTAGGTCTTACAGGATTATCAGTATTACTTTCAATTAACTGAACACCTTCATTAGATTTAAAGATAGATGGTTTTGTAGAAACAATACTAGAAGGATTTTCTGGAAGAATACCAGTAGCATAGTACTTGACTTCTGTATAAGAGTCTACAGTTGATTTTTGTGCATTAGTAGAACTAGAAGTAAATCTAAATGTAAGAGTTCCAACAGTAAAGTTTAATGCTTCTGCTGATGCATCATATCCAACAGTATCAATGTCTCCACCCCATATAGCATTTTCATTAGGAGGTGATCCTGCTGGCAGAATAATTAAACCACTAGCATTACCATATTCGTCTGTAGTTATAGGACCATTAAATGCTGATAATGAGTTTCCAGCAATTCCTGTATATCTAAGATCAGGATTTACCCAACGACTAATATCTCTACCTTCTAAGAATACGTATATTCTTGTATTAGGTTTCATCCTACCAACCTTAAATTTGATAGGTGCACTTCTTGCGAAGAATGATAATGATGTAGAAACTATATTATCACCAACAGTTTTAGTTTGTAACCCTTTACCAACCTCATTATTTTGAGGACTGATGTTAGAAGTACTTCCAACAGAAGCACTCTGTACAGATGTGTCAGCAATTTGTGAATTAACTCCTCCAAGAGAATTAATAGCAGTAAATGATGATGAAGCACCAACCCAGTTAATAACAAATGAGTTATGTAAACTAGAGAAACTTTCTTTTACACTTTCTTTTGCCAAGAATATATTGAAGAGATCTGTATTAGTATCTACAACAACTGGTTCAATACTTGAATCATACCACTGATCTATTGCTGGAGATACATCACTATCACCAACATATTGTAGAACAACAAATGGGTTTGGATTTAATTTTGAAGAAGCAAAACTATTACCTAATAAAGACAGTGGAGAATATGGAAGTGTAACCATGTTTCCTGTCTTCTTATATCCAGAAACTGCTCTTTGATCTTCTCTTGTATTGACTTCTACTAAATCTATAGAATCTTCTTTAGACTGTGGACGTAATACTGATTGTTGAGCATCAATAGCACAACGATAATCAAGTGATCTAAGACTACCAACTTTATGTGCCTCAAAGTTATCAACAACAAAACCAGACTTAAATCTATCAAGACCAATCTCATCCTTAACTTGCATGTTAAGTGCTTGCTGTTCTAGTATGCTAAGTGTTGTGTAGTATTCTAATCTTTCAATACGTTTCTCTAACTTACCAATATCACGCATTGTATAGCGTTTGTTATCAACTGGGGTAATTCTTACATCCTTACTTGTCTTTGTAAATGCAGGAATATAAGCATAGAATAATGGTACTGCATCTTCTATAGCATCAGGTTTAGTTGGGTTAAGAGATGAGTTACCTTCTTTAATTACAAAACTACCCTTCTTGTCTAAGAAAACTCCATCAATACGATCTAGGTATTGTATCTGACTAAATGAGAATGTATATTCTAAATTTTTATCAGGAGCAGGACTACTAGAAACAATTGCACCAGCACCAGAGAATGATCCAGTTGTTACTTCTAAAGTAGAAGTATCTAAGAAACCTGGTATAATAGTAGCACTATCAACTTTAGGTCTAAAGTCAATTACATTTTTGAGTTCTGTAATACCAAGAACAGAAGAATCAAATGTAGGAATCTCATCTTCAGAAACTCCTGCTTCATGTAAGTAACTATCAATTGTACAGAAGTCACCTTGTGAATGTTCAAAGTAATCAAAAGAAATAACAAGTTGACCTGTAGTCTCATCAAAACC